TGCCAAGTCTAGGTGCTCAGAAGATGTCCATGAATCAGTTGCATCAATCCATGCAAAAGTTTTGTCTGTTGCACCCTTAAGAGTAAGACCACCACCATCTGCTCCTGCATCTGTTGGAGATGCCACTGAACCAAGTGTAAGGTTCTTATCATCAATTGTGATTTCTGTTGAGTTAATTGTAGTTGTTGTACCGTTAACTGTTAGGTCCCCTGAAAGAACCAAAGATGTTCCAGTTGCTGCACCAATGTTTGGTGTTACAAGTGTTGGAGTATTAGCAAAAACAAGTGCTCCAGTACCAGTCTCGTCTGAAATAATTCCAGCAAGTTCTGATGAGGATGTTGCTGCAAGTACGTTTAACTTATCTGTTGTTACAACAAGTGTCTTTGATGACGGGATAGTTGTACCGTTAACAGATGTAGCAGTAGCCACACCAATATCTGGTGTTGTAAAACTTGGGCTAGTAGTAAATGCTACTGTTCCAGATCCTGCTTCATCAGTTAGTGCTGCTGCAAGGTTTGCAGAAGACGGTGTAGCAAGAAATGTTGCTACGCCAGTTCCAAGTGATGTAATTCCAGTTCCACCGTTAGCAACAGGAAGTGTTCCTGTAACTCCAGTAGTTAATGAAACGTTTGTAATAGTATTACTTGAACCACTGATGGTTTTGTTAGTAAGGGTTTCTGTGCCTGCGAGGGTAGCAAAGTTATCATCGGTAAGAGCAGTATTAAATTCTGCAGTTGTTCCACTTATAGTGTTACTTGATAGTGAAATTGTCTTGTTGGTTAATGTTTCGCTACCAGCAAGTGATGCAAAGTCTGCATCTGACATTGCTGAGTTAAACTCTGCCTTTGTACCAGTAATAGTATTTGTTGTTAGTGAAATTGACTTATTTGTGAGTGTATCAGTTGAATCTTTAAGAACAACTGTTCCAGTTGCATTAGGAAGTGTGATTGTGCGGTCTGCTGTTGGGTCTGTTACTGTAAGGGTAGTTTCGTAATCATCTGCAGTAGCACCTTCAAATGTAATTTCTGTTTGAAATACACCAACTGCTTGAGGGGCTGCCCACTTTATACCAGAAGTTTCTGCTGAGTCTGCTGTCAAAATATAATTATTTTGTCCAACACCTAATCTAGCAATTGCATTATCTGCAGTACCAACTAGTAAATCACCTTTTGCATCTGCAATTTTATTTGTAAGAATATTATGGCCTTCAACGGTTGCGGTTGCGCCCTCAACTACTAATCCAGCCTTTACTCTAAAATCTTTTGTTACTGTTGCCATTTATTATCTCCTTGGTTAAGCCTTCAAACCAGTACGCATGTAGCGCAAGGTAATCGGGGTCTGACCCACCACGGGAATTACAGTTAGGTTAACTGTTCCTCCTGCCCTAGAGACGCTAATGGTGCCAATATTCCCATCATTGTCTACTGTTCCATATTCACTAACATTATCATTTGTTCCGTCAGGGACTATGGTCAATTCTGTTGTGAAGAATTTATCTCCACTGCTTTTTTTGATTGAGACCACATACTTAACGGATCTCCATTCTGAAGCGGTAAAATTATCAAAGATTGTACTGTTCTCAATACCAGTAATTGTTACTTCGTTGTTACCCGCAGAGCCTAGGTCTGTTGCCTGTGCTGAGGTGGTGTCAATTAAATCAACATAGTCTGCTTGAGTTGGTCTATCACCTGTCTGAAACAGGGCCTTTACGCTTGATAATGATATTTTCGCCATGTGTAGATTATATCATATTGTTAAAGTATATAGTTAGAGAAGCCAATTACTTGAACACCAATTCCTGGTGGATTACTTGGTCTATAGCCTTCAATTCCAATATTAGTTATTGTTAACCTAAATGGAAGAAAATCTGTTGCTATAATTGTTTTTGGATAACTTACTGATATAACTCCGCTAGATACTGGTCCAAGATCTGATACCGTTGCAGTTGACGCAATAGTTGTTGCAGTAACTAAAAGACCTAAAGCAATGTTTGAGGCTATTGCTGAGCCTTTTGAAATATTGTTTGCTGTTACTGTTGGTTTTATATCAGAGATAGTTAGGCTTCTATCAATATTAGTTATATTGATTGTTGCCATAATTAACTTACTTCGTCTTGTTCTGTAACTTCACCAATCATAATCATTTCACCCTGACAGACTGTCCAAACACGATCAACACCATCTCTTAATTGAATATCAAAAACATCGCCTGTTCTTAATATTTTAGACTGGGAAGGAGATACAGTAACTGTAAATTCTCCAATTTCATCAAATTCTGTTTGGGTTGGGTAAACAGTAAAAAGCAAATCATCTCCAACATTGTCTGAATATCTTCTAAAGTCTCCTGATATATCCCAACCAGCAGTATCTCCAACAGATGTAGTGTCGTAATCTACTGGATTTCCAAGATCATCTTCAACATAAACTCTAAAAGAAGCACTGTCTCCAATTACAACAGTCCAGTTAATAAGTGGTGGCTTATTTCCAATATTATAATTAGACGGAGCCGTTACGCCATCTAGCGGTGTCTCGTTTGGGTTTCTATAAATAGCCATTGTTAAATTATACCATTAAGCAAGTCCATTTTTCAATGCCCCCCAAGATCCATTACCTTTTGGCTGTCCAACAATAATAACGCCAGTTGATGCATTTGATTTGGCAACTACTGCTACAGCGCCTGATCCATCAGCAGGAACTGTATCTGTCAAACCTCCACCATCAGCAACATAAAGTATATCTCCAGCAGAGTATGCTGCTGTATTTATATTTTCAAATACGCCAGATATGATTATTACACCATCAGAATTGCTTGTCATTGCTGCTTGTGTTATTCCAACTACTGGGAATGTTGTTAAATCGTTTGAATCACATTTTGCAACTGTTGGTTTTGTTGAGTACCCCGAAATATAAACTGGAGTTCCTTTTGCAATAGTTGATCCTGTAACATTTCTTACTTCTAGTGAAATAAAAGGAAGTCCAATGTTTGAAATAACATCTTCTATGCGTTCTGCTAATGACTGAATATCCTCATGGACATTTACAGGGTCACTTAAAACGGGATAAGGAAGATCATAAGTTGTAGTTGCACCAGTAGCCATAGTACTTATTATTATACCACTTCCAGCATAAAAAACTAAAAAGTTATAGAAATGTTACCTAAAGTTTGACTTTGAGACCAAATTCATGTTATAATTAATACATGCTACTAACAAGTAGCATTTTTAGTCTCTAGGAGGTTTTTATTATGAGAAGAGATTTGAAGGCTTGGATTGGAATCCTAGCATTGGTTGGGGTTGTGGCACCATTTAGCAACTTTGCCAATGCATCAAGTACGGAAAACAACTTACTAATTAAACAGGCTGAAAACCCTGCTGCCACCCACAAGGTGGCTTTTGTTGTTTCTAAAGCAAAAATGTTAGAACGTTATGAAAATAAAACACATCTTACAGATGTTGAATTAAAACAACTTCTATCCCTTGTAGGGTTTAGAGGTAATGATTTAGTAGTGGCTTGGGCTATAGCCAAGAAAGAATCTAATGGTCGTCCTTTAGCATTTAACGGAAACCATAAGACGGGGGATTCATCCTATGGGATGTTCCAAATTAACATGATTGACAACCTGGGTCCAGATAGACGTAATAAGTTTGATCTTGACTCTAACGCTGAACTATTCAATCCCGTAAAAAATGCGGAGATTGCATACTATATGTCCAACGGTGGAGACGATTGGTCTTCTTGGAAGGGTATTACCCCAAGGACCAAAGAGTGGATGAAGAAGTTTCCTAAATAATTTTAGGTAATAAAATACCCCCTTGGAGAAATCCTTGGGGGTTTTTATTTATGTCAAGCAGACATATGACTTAAACGGTTATTATAAATATTTTAGAAGTTCTTTATAACTTTGATACGCTTCTTTTGTTTCTTTAGTTACAAAAGATGTGTATTTTTCTTTACTTTCATCTTTATTTAATTTAGAAACATCAACGGGAACATAATCAACATTAAGTTTGTCAGATACTTTTTTCAGAACAGTACTTGAGTCTGTAATCATTTCATTGAAATCAATAAGAACAACATTATCAATATTATTTAATAGTTCTTTGTGATAACGAGTATACCATTTTGCTATCTCGGAAACATTGTCATTTTTTCCAATGTAATTTTTCCAACTAAAAATAGAACTATACGGATCACGAACTACAACCACTACATTCTCTAGGGTTAATTTAGAAGCGGTATGCTCAGAATAATAGACAGTATAATCTGGAAATGCTTTACTTAGAAGTCCTTGTAAAAAAGTAGTTCCAGAACGAGGAAAACCCTCTACTATGATAGAAGCCATTGTAAGTCATCCTCACTCCAATACCAATCAATACCAGCATCTGGTTTAGCAACAGGGGCTATCCAATCTGTTTCTATTGTATCAAATATCCATGATGGATATGGCTTTGGTCGCACAAAAGCATCAAACTCTTGCATATATAAATACCCAATACTAGCAAACCTTTTACGAATTTTACCATTGTAAGATGTTTGTAACCAAATACCACCAAGGTTGCAATCAAGCGCTAAGTAGTCCTGTCCTCTATGTTCTTGTTCATCTGGTACAACTAGTACTTGTAGAACAATGTTATTGCTGTCTATTTCTGCAAAATGTGCCATTTTTATTGATACCTAACTATGATAATTCCTGATTGACCTGAAAGATTTGGCTCGGCCCTACCGCCATTACCTGTGTTTGCCGTAGCAGCCCAACCTGTTCCAGCACCAGCATAGCCACCATCACCATTATTTTGCCCACCATCGCCAGCAGCAAAGTAACGAGTAGTGCTAACAAGTACACCAGATGATGTTGCTACACCCCAGGCAGAATAAGTGCTTGTTCCATTTCCACCAGTACCAGAGGCACTTGTACCATTAGAGTTTCCCCCAGAACCTCCAGCACCGCCACCTCCACCGTTAGAATATTTTAAGTTTGGTGAATTTCCAGTAAGTGAGCCATTGCCACCACTGTTTCCTTGCCCCGCAGTTCCTGCACCTCCACTATCTAAAATGTTTGCTCCACCAGTTGTGTAACGCATACATCCTCCACCACCAGAACCACCAGATTTAGCATTAACACCATTTCCACTACCAGTCCAACCTCCACCTGCACCGCCACCGCCAACCGCAGCAGTAAGTGAAAGTGATCCTCCAGTAAAATTTGAGTTAACTCCACTTGAGCCACCAACACCACTACCGCCACCTGAACCGCCTGCGCCACCTGCGCCAATCGTTGCAGTATAGGTTATTGCATTAGTAAGTGTTAAACTTCCTGTACTTAATGCACCACCAGCACCGCCAGCGCCTTGAGTACTACCACCTCCACCAGCAACACGTAATACTTCTGCACCAGTAATTGTGCTAGTTGGAGTAAAAGTTCCAGTAGATGTAAACTTGTGATAAACATAACCATCAGAAATATAAACAGTTCCACCTGTTGCTTTGGCTGCTAAAGGAGTAACTGAGTTAGATGCAGCAGTTGCTGGTGAATCACCGTTGGCGGTAACTGCTTTAAGTGTAATAGTTGTTGGAGTACCAAGAGTTAAACCTGTAATAGTTAATGGGCTAGTTGTTTGTGCTGGAGAAAATGCAGTATAAGTAGTTCCATCTGTAGAGTACTTGTAGTTTGTAATTGCTGAACCACCAGTAGAACCAGCGGTAAATGTAAGTTCAACATTACCTACAGTTCCTACTCCAGTTGCTGTTCCAATTGTTGGAGTCTGAGGTAGTGTTTGCGGTGTTTGGCTATTGGAAGCACTAGATGCTAATGCATTACCAAATCCATTACTTCCTGTAACTGTAAATGTATACGCAGTTCCAGCAGTTAAACCTGTAACTAAAATTGGGCTTGATGAACCTGATGCAGTAATTGATCCAGGAGATGACGTTACTACAAAATTTGTTGGCAACCCACCATTTGATGGTGGAGTAAAAGGAACACTTACAGCGCCAAGTTGTGCAAATGTTCGAGTTGAACCTTCTGAAGCAGTTGCAGTACCAATAGTAGATACACCTGGGGGAGCAGAACATACTTGCCATCCAGTGGCTGTATAAATTTCAAGAACGCCATTCTCGCCATTATAATATGCGGTACCAACAACAGGGGATGCTGGGCGTGATGCCGTATCACCTTCTGGAATCCCACCACTCTCAGGTAAAGGATAAACTGATTGAGCCATTATTCTATCTCCTAAGTTTAATGATTTTATTATATCATATTTTAAATAAGGGTACAAACCATTATTTTGGCGGTATTTACACAGGACCGCCTATATGATCATTTTAAGAATAACCCTACATTTGTATATTTGGCAGTGTGATATAACTCATAATCGTTGTGCATTAAAGACTCCAATAAGGAGATTTCTTTTGGGGTTAGAGATTCTCTAAATAGTTTAGATTTAGGGTTAATAATGTTATGTAGTGTACTATCAAGATACTCAGTTTTAGGCTCAAGGTTAAAGTGTTTACGAGATAACTCTAAACTTTTTTTTGCTGTACCGTGATTTATGTCATCCATCTTAAAAAGATAATCAACCTTAGACAGTCTTTCTTTAGCCAAAGCAAGATCAGAGTCTTCAACCTTATCGCTTAAACATATTCCATCAATATCAATAATTTTTTCATTACCGTTGTAAGATATAAATTTTGTCTGATAATCAACAATTTCTTTTGTTGGATTGTTAAACATAAAATCTAGAAATTCTTTTTTGTATTCTTTAATATCTCCAGTTAAGTATTTCCTGTAAATATGTTGATAATGACTAATTGTTCTTGAAATAGGGTCTCTAAGAATTGAAAAACTTAAAACATTATTGTTGTCTAAAGGTTTAAATGAAGCATGTCCATATCCATTAACAATATCAGTATACTGTTGCCCACTGGCTATAAAGTCATGCTCAAGTAGCCTTATAACATTTGCGTAAAAAAATCTTCCAGCAGTTTTAGGTATATGAAAAAACCATAATGGCTTTATGCTGTTGTTCTGTTCCACTTCTGATTAGCCTCATCCCACTCATAATTAACCCCGTGTGCTCCATACAAAAGTTCTGGATGTACCGCAGGCGCTACCCAGATTTTTTTAGTGTTATCCCATAGCCAAGATGGATATGGCTGCGGTGGTTGGAATTCATTATCAGTAAAAATATTACCAATACCGCAGTTGGCATATTCATCGGTAATTTTAAATGCAGTTAATGGGTCTACTCCAGTTACTACTTCTTGTGCTTCTAAAAATATATTAATGTTTTCTGGCTCTTCTTCAAAATAAATAATAGAAACAACAACATTATCTTTATCAATAAATGCATAATTCATCCTATTATTACCACCAATCCGCTTGTTCCTGCTTTTCCTGGCTGCGCCCATGTCGCTCCGCCAGCACCGCCACCTTTAGCAACTGCTACTGCATTTGTTGCAGCCTGTGCGCCTCCGCCATATCCGTTGATGCCAGCCCAAGGACTTCCTGGACCAGTTCCAGCATAAGAGCCAGAACCCGCTGGTGGATAGTTTGAGTTATTTCCGTTTCCATAACTTACATTAAGAGCACCAGTTCCGCCTAGACGACCACCCAAAGTTGCATTAGCGCCATTGCTTCCATTGTAGCCACCTATGCCACCACCATTACCACCTGCATCAGAAGTTGCTCCGCCACCTGAGCCACCATTGCCAAGGTTAGAAGAGTTGCCACCATAAGAACCACCCGCAGCAGAAACTAATGTAGTTCCGCTTCTAACTACAGATGTTGTTCCTCCATTATTTGTGTTTGCTGGACCGCCAGCACCAATGTTAACTGTTAAAACATCTCCAGCAGTTAAATTTACGCTTGCTGAAGTATAGTAACCACTACCGCCACCGTTGGCTTGATTAGAGTTACCTCCGCTAGATCCGCCACCTCCAACTGCTTTAAGTGTATAGGTTCCACTAGCAGGTGCTGTAAAGGTTCCACTAGATGTAAAGGCAGTAACTGATGTTGGTGTAGCACTATTAGATGCGCTAGAAGCAACGGAGTCACCATTAGCGTTTACTGCTTTTAGTCTTAATGTGTATGAAACACCGTTTGTTAATCCAGAAACGGTTAATGGACTAGTTGTTTGTGCTGGTGAAAATGCAGTATAAGTAGTTCCATCTGTTGAATATTTGTAGTTTGTAATTGATTTACCACCAGTAGAACCAGCAGTGAATGTTAAACTTAGCGTTCCACTTGCATTAAGATCTGTAGCAGTTCCGATAGTGGGAGCCTGTGGAACAGTTGTTAATGCTGTAGTTACTGATGGAGAGGCAACGCTAGTTCCATAACCGTTATAGATTGTTCCAGTAAGACTCCAACTGCCACTATCGCCAACAGTAATTACAACTGGATCTGATGTAGAAGTTGCTGTGTATCCACCAGTAGATGAAATTGCTGTATAGCCTATTGAAGTTCCACCGATTGGATTTGGTGTAAAATCAACACTAGCCTGTGCAGAGCCGTAGGCCATACCAGTACCAACATCTGTTACTGCAATTGTTGGTTGACCAGGAGGAGCAGAACAAGGAACCCAATCGGATCCATTGTAAATTTCTAATATTCCATTTGTTCCATTATAAAATACATCACCAGTAGCGGGGCTGCCTGGGCGAACACCTGTTGTGCCAGTGGGAATACCGCTACTTTCAGGTACAGGGTAAACTGATTGAGCCATTATTCTATCTCCTAAGTTTAATGATTTTATTATATCATATTTTAAATAAGGGGCACAAACCATTATTTTGCGGTATTTATATTTCATTGGCTGTATAATCAGGGTATGAAGATAGCAATAACAGCCTATGTTGACAATAGCCCTAAGTTTGTAGATGAGTGTAATCTAATGACCTATAGTGGTCGTGGGCTAGATTCTAGGTTTACCTTTGTTTTATATGCCCACCCAGATATTGTTGATAAGTTAGATCGTCATATGAATGTTAAGATTGTTCCCTATACCGTTCCAGATAGGCAGTTTTATAAAGACTATAAATTTGCTAGGTCCATGGTTTTTCCATATGATTTGCCTGGGCCACTAGAAGAATATGACTATATTTGTAAGACAGACACAGATGTATTTTTAACTCCTATGATGAATCACTTTCCATTTTCTACTAACAAAATATATGTTGGAAGAGGATATTATAGTGCTACTCCAGGTTCTATAGAATCACTAAAAACTGCTGCAGTTCAATTTGGATATCCAGAATATAAAAGAATTGAAGATATGCATTCAACCATTATTGGTCCTACACAAGACATAATCAATATTATGAAACTTTCTGATGAACTAGAAGAAAAGATGTACTACGGACTAGAGTCTGATGGCGAATGGGGAGGAGATTCTTTGTTTAGGGGCTACATTGGAAATACATCTGGAGTTTGCTCTATGTATGCTATGGAAATAGTTCTTTCTTCTTTATACCCTGAAATTGTTGTAACAAATAAAATAGACTCTGGATCTGATTGGGAAACTCCTTGGACTGATGTATATCATATGCACCAATATCACCATGACAACATATATTCAAAATTTCAAGCAAAGTGGGGAGCATACTTAAACTTAGAACATAGAGACGGTATAAGTTCTGCAGACTATGCACTAAACACCTATATATCTAAACTAAGTTATATAAATAACAAGTCTGAATTTTTTAATAACCACGACGTATATTCTGAGCCAGCACCCCTAAACCCTTATTGGGGAGAAGGACTTTTAGTTAAATATAGTTTTAATAAAAAATAGACTATTGATTTTCTATTTCAGACTTTATTGACTCTGCAAAACTAATGCCTGGACTCCACTGAATACTGCTTCTATTATCTATGTTTGGAAGAACAGTTACATCTGGCAAACTTAATACAGTATAGGAAATGTTATATCCATTTTTTTTATATTCTTCTACAACATCAAGCATTGTTTTTTGTTCTCCAGTAAATATATCTGTAATTAAAAAATTATTATTCTGTATATATTCCATGGCTAAAAGATTTGCTTTTGCTATGTCTGAAATGTCAACATAGTCTCTTTTAGAATCTGGATTGTTTATTTTTATACTAGGTCTATTGTTAATTATTGAAAATATGTTAGTACCATTTTCATCACGAATAGTTTTGGTTTTTCCAACTAGATTAAAATATCTTAAGATGGCTAATCTCTTACATAAAAACTTTAATATTTTTTCTTCAATTAGTTTGGATTTAGCATAAGGATTTTTTGGACCATAGACTGCTGCTGAAGAAGCAAACACAACTGGAATATTTAAAGCCCTTGAAACAATACCTACAAAAAAACTTGACAATAAATTATTTAAATAATAAGACATAGGATTTTTTATAGATTCAGGAATAGACTTTTTAGCAGATAAATGAATAATTGCTTTTGGTTTTTTTAAAGATACATAAAACAATTTAAAAATGTTTCTTACATCGTTGCCACTTTTTTTATCAAACTCTATAATACTGTATCCGTTATTGATTAAAAGTTCTGTTGTTGCTGTTCCAACATATCCAGAAGATCCAGTTACGACAACCCTAGCAATTGTCAAGAACTTCTCCATTAATAAAATCAAGACCTGCAAAGGTTCCATATTCTGCTAAAGTTCTTTTTGTTCCAAGTAAATATTCTCCGACTGTTCCTTCTGTTAAGGTTTTATAAATAAGAGCCCTAGAGATTTTGTCTAACTCATCAAACTCATTAGAAAAATCTTGCCAAAGAAGTTTTCTTTTATTTATTTCTACATCAATATTGTGGTTATAGTATAAATGATACATGTATTGTTTATCTGGAACTAACAAATCAAAACCATTAGTGTAGGCTCTTGCTGCAAGCCAAATCTCTTCTCCATAAAACGCTATATCTGTGTTAAATGGTAAAAACCCTTTTACTGTAAAAATAGATCCTCCAGAAACAGACTTTACAAATTGATTTTTATTCTCAACTGGTGTTGCTGTCTGTGATGGAATCCTTATTGCTTTAAACTGTTCTGGTTTTTCATTAAATTGTATATTACTAACATTATCTGAAAAGATTAAATCTTTTTGTATAAATTTTGAAGTTAGGGATGGGTACCAATAGTTTGCTGGATACATGGTTAGCAATGGTTTTTCAATTCCTTGAATTTGATAGTTTAAAACTGAATTTATTACAATCTCATCCCAGTTATCAACAAACCTTGAATGAGAATCACACTGTAAATAATAATCTTCTCCATCATAAAATTGATGAGCAAGGGCTCTACCCATTCCTAGCCCAATGTTATTAGGTGCTTTGCTTTCTGCATGTTTTACATTAGGCAAGTCTGGAACATTAATTTCTGATTCGTCAACATAAACTGTATGAACACCAAAATTAATTGTGTGGTTTCCAGAAGACTGCTTGATTGCATCTAGAATTGTAGGAGTTACTTCTAAGTCTCTGTATGCTGCTATCTGTATAAATATACTAGCCATTAGTCTCCCCAAATCGCATGTACGCATGTTCTGCAAAAACTTTCAAAAGATTTAACAGTCATACTCTTGTGCTCAATACTCATCCAGATATCACTAATTGGTTTTTCATTGATATTGCCAAATACCGTTTCAAAATCGTAATCATTGCAACAAATAAAGGTATCTCCATTAGCAGCAACGTGAAGCCATCCATTTGGCCTTCCACCAACTTCTATTCCATTGCCGCAGCCAATTACTCTTTCCTTGCCTCTTTTTTCTTTACTCTCAATAGCACTTTTATTTGTAATAATTTGATGAGTATCTAGGTGACCGTTTCTATCAACAAGGTATGGCATTTCATAAACTTGAAGTCCTGGGAATTTATCAACCCAGCCATTCTTCATTCTTGCAAGGGTACCAGTATTAGGATCCATGTCCATTTCTGGAGCATCTTTAAGTGTTTGAATCCATCCACCATATTCAACAAGAGAATTCTTATTAATGCCGTTTACCTGAATTGACATAGCCTTGCTTGCTACCATATCTGGTAACTGCTCTACTGCATATGTTACTTGTTCCATTAACTTATCAAACATTTTTACAGGCTTACCAGTTGCTTTTGACCATTCTTCTGGTTCTGATGCGGGGATATTAAAACAAATTCCATGAACAACATCTTGATATTCTCTAATGAGATCAGTTCTTGCTTTTGTCAGAGGTGTTCCATTAGTCAATACAATGGTTCTTATTTTGTTCTTTCTTAGAACCTCCAACATCTCTGGAAAGTGCTTGTAAAGTAATACCTCATTGTAGTGTGCTGTATAGATAAAGTCAAAGTTTTCAGAAACAAATGTGCCTTTACCTGCCATTAATTGATTAATAATACTTTCAAATACATCTATTGGCATGTTTGTTCTTTGTGCTAAAGGGTTTTCGGCATATCTAACTGGACAAAACCAACAACCTACATTGCAAAGGCCGTTTGGATCTATTTGTGCCATAGATATTTTATACTGGTACTTCATACTACCACTTACCTATTGGACACTTTGCTGCTTCTAGTTTTGTTTTTATACTCATAATACATCCACACTTTTTACATTGGGATGTTAGTTTTATTAATTCTGGACAACCTTGACATATTGACATTCTAGATGTTGCTAATTCATCAGATGCGTGTTTTGTCATTGGGTTAAGCAAGTCTAATGGAGTTACACCATTTTTTTCTTTATACTGTTCCCACCTTGATTTTGACATATATCCCCCGTTTTATAAACTATACTTTAATTATACCTGATCGTTTTCAGATGCTCTTGGATGGCTAGGATGCCATGGCAAAAGTCCAGTCATATCTCTATTTGTAATAACAAACTTCTCTCCATCAAAAAGAGCATTAGGAGATTGAACATATCTTCCAAATGGATAATCTGACAACTTCAGTACTGTTGGATTACTTAGTAATATACTACCAAAATATTCACTAGTTTGCAACTCTCCAACAGTTTCACTATCTTTTATAAATTTAATAGTTATACCAGCATAATCTGGGTATTCTGAAGAAATATCAATAACCTCTTCACTAGTAAGAAACATATCTGAGTATTCTTGCCAAACGGGAATGTCATATAAACACTCTCCATCTATTACCCATACTAAAGCAACTCCATCAATACCGTCGTTTCCTCTAGCATATAATATACTTGAATCTGTTAACAATTTATTCCTCCCTGATAACATCTGTTAAATGGTGGGTTATTACATGCTGATCCTGATCCGCAATCAGTAGAACATCCAGTAGATGCACAACATCCAACAGAAACGTCAAGAGATGTACATGTTACTCCAGGTGCTGCAGTTGTTGTAGTTGCTGCAGTTGTAGTTGCTGCAGTTGTAGTTGCTGCAGTTGTAGTTGCTGCAGTTGTAGTTGCTGCAGTTGTTGTTGATCCTGCTCCTGGACAGTTTCCTGGGTATCCAGATGTAGGAACGCCATATCCTAGTGATGCGCAATAAGTTAAAGGTACTGCTGTAGTTGCAACAGTGGTTGTAGTTGCTGCAGTTGTTGTAGTTGTTGTAGTTGTTGTAGTTGCAGGGGCACAGTTTGGAGTAGCAGGATATGAGGTTCCGTATACTACAGAAACATTTGTTTCTCCAGTTTGAGATTGTGTACAGAATGAAGACAAAGCATCACGAGCATTTGATTCTGAAACATTGCTGCTTCCATAAATAACAGTACCATCACAACATCCAATTGCATACCAAGCATTAGGAGAAGCGGTTGTGGTTGTTGCAGCGGTTGTGGTTGTTGCTGCAGTTGTAGTTGTTGCAGCGGTTGTGGTTGTTGCTGCAGTTGTAGTTGTTGCTGCCGTAGTAGTTGTTGTTGGGGCAGGAGTTCCTGGGGCAGAAGTAGTTGTTGTTGCAGCAGTAGTTGTAGTTGTTGCTGCCGTAGTAGTTGTAGGGGCTGCAGTTGTAGTAGTTGCTGCTGCAGTGGTTGTAGTTGGTGCAGAAGTAGTTGTAGTAGGTGCAGGGGTTGTTACTAAACTTAAGAATATACCAATTGCGCTGGGGTTACGAAATAGTGGCACGTTAACCCCTAAGCAAACTTAGATTGAGATGCCAGACATGTGAAGGTAGCAGAAGCAGTTTTTCTAATCTGTATCATATACACATCTGTTGCGTTAGCATTTCCTGCGGTAGGGGCTGTTCCACCCAGCCATTTAGGAGTAACGGCATTACCATCAATAGTATATGCAGTAGCATAATATGGTGTAGAACCGTTTGGATGTTCAAATGTAACTGTAATAGATTCGCCAATTGCCATTAATGAGTTTAAAGTAGTTGAGGCATTTCCACGAATATTTAAAGTATAGTTTGCAGTTGAGTTTGATGTATAAATATGAACGGATGCTGTGCTTATATTAAGGTGTACAGTTCCAGTAGCAGCCGTTGCTGATATTGCTGCAGTTTCTCTTGGAGATGTTAGTGTTGTTATTTGTGTTTGTAAATTATTTAGTGTATAGGCAATTGATGGGTTTACAAGGTTTGCGGTATTTGTATTTGCTGTGCTATATGCTGTAGAACCATAGTGGTAGAGTCTAAATGCCGCTTGAATGTCAGCATTGTCTGCATACCCAGGTATTTGTGTGGGATAAATTGAGCCTATAGATTCAGATGCCATGTCATTTCACCTCATTCATTATAGCACAACCGAAACAAATAGATGAACGGATGTTTCTGCACTAAGTGGACCCCAAGATCCATCATACTCCGATGCTTCAATATCTATTACTAAGTCAGTTCCAGATACGGCTACAGAAGATACTGAAGATGCAACTGGGGTTGAATTTATAATTGAATATTGAATACTAAAATTATCTGACTCTAGTCCAGTAACTGATGTGATATCTGTTATAGGAATAACTATAGATCCACTTCCAGCGCTTGCGTCACATCCCGCTACAAAATTAACTGTATGTATTTTTGAATATATTGCTGGATTAATATTTAAAACTTCTATCCATGTATCTCCGCCAGGTTCTGAAACATATTGATATAAATATCCATAGTCTGCTCCAGGAGATGAGTTAACATATATATCATTTAATATTGGGTCTAAGGTTTCATCTAAATTTGGATTTCCTAATCCAACAAAAAATTTACTACCACGAGTTCCAGTTGGTCCAATATCAACAAGAAGTTCAATTGTCTCTGGTCCAGATAAAACAGTTAAGTCATCTGTGGATAATACTACGTCTGTCATTAAACGGCACCCGTAATATCATCAGTTACAGTAATTGATCCAGTAAGTAGTGTAAAGACAACATCTGGGGTTGGAGTTGTATTTGTAATTTGAACGTCATAAACATATGTTGTTCCAGCAGAAAGTTCTCTTCCTTGTTCAGGAGTAATTGTGCATGTAACAATATCATTTGCTGTATCTATTGTTGCTGTTCCTGCAACCTGTGTGCCAGTGCTACCACGTCTATTTGCTATTGTAAATACTGCATTACCAGAATAGGCATCTAGTGCAAAGGTCGTTCCATTTGCATTTTTTGGACGGATGATAAATTGATACGTGTCACCACGGTAGTAACTAAAATTATATGTGCCTGGAAATGCCATTATTCCTCCTAAGTTTATTATACCATTAACAAACCGATATGTAAATACCTTTTAACCATAAGGTGCTTTCTGAATCTGTTCTTGCCTGTGGCCTTGCTCCGTATCCTTTAATTCTTTGGTCATCAATATATACCGTTTGAGAAACTGACATATCGTAAGAATACTGGTATTTAAGGTTTGCCACATATGAGGTTGGAGAATTGTGATATTTTTCATTAAAAGTTCTAAACCATAACTCTGTATAGTTTGAATCAGTTGTTATTGTAAAGTCATATCTTAAATCAACCTTTGCCCCAAGTTTTAATGCTTTAAAATTAAACATGCTGGTATCTGACAGCCAAAGTGATTTATGGTTTTTCATCATATAGGATTCATTTGATAGTTCAAGGTTTGGAATAAAATTAATAGAGACCCAACCATCGTCTCCTCTTTGTGGTCCTAAAATAGAAAGTCTATCGGATCCATTTTTATAATATGCCCATCCTGGATATTGTGCTGAAGGAGAATCATAGCCTTCTGCGCCCTTTCCTGGCTCACCACGCTCTCCTTGGGGGCCAGGCTTACCTTGGTCACCTTTTGGTCCTACTGGACCCGCAGGGCCGATATCACCTTTTGGTCCTTGATCTCCACGTTCACCTTGAATTCCAGGAACTGCAACATATTGGATATCTAGTTCTTGTGGTGTTGATGATTTTACAGCATCTAAATAGTTTTTTTTCTTTAAAGGTTGAGGTGGATCCATGCTAGTTGCCATGGGAACCATTTTACTTTACTTTATAGGTCTTTGTTCCAACTTTGACTGTAGTTGGAAGATTAATTGGTTGTGAAGTTACTTTAACTATCATAGTGTTCCACTTACGTCTCCAAGAACACAAATTGTTCCAACAACTGGAGTCCATTTTGTAACTTCGTCTCCACCGCCACCTGATACTCCATCTCCAGGAATTGTGGCTTGAAGGTCAAACTTTAATTCTGCAACAACTGGCTTATATTTTGTTATTCCCCAGTTTTTTGTAGTGTTTGGTTTTGCAATAATGTAAACAACACCATCCTCATAAGACTCTACGGTTAATGTGTCCAGAGTATCGGATGCTGGATCATATGAGGTTGCTAGAAAAGTCCAACCAGTGGTGTCATATTTTGTTACTTCATCATCTTCAAGAAATTCTACCTTAAGCGTTGCTGTATCTCCACGGACCACAGTCCATTGGATATTGGCTGGTGATGCACCAAGTTTTTCAATTAAAGGAGAGCACATAATATTAGATTATACCATAATTAAGAACTGGACACCCTAAGCGCAGTGGGGTGGGGGTTAGAACTCAGGGTGCCAGCCCTAACATTATAACATTAATTTATACCAGTAAACATAGAAGTATAACAAATTGTTATAATATGGACATATATTAAATTGTTATCAAAGAGTTATAATTAGCCAGGGTATTAATGGTTAAAACAAAGAACTTTTGGTGTATACTAAATATATATAAGAAAAGAATATACTGTAGTTAAGGTTTTTAAAAGATAGTTTATATATAGTAGTTATTTAGAACGAGAAACAAAGTCTAATAACACTTCGTACATATGATCAAGTTTATCACTAGTTGCCTTACGCAAAACCTTTGCTTCTTCTTGCTCACATTTAATTGATTTAATTTCATCACGCATACTGGTTCCGCCGTTTGTTTTAGTTTCGGCACGGATATCTTGTACGGCTTCGGCAATAGGTTTGATTTGAATCTTTATGTACCAGCGAATCGCACCAACTATAATTGCGCCAATAGAAAGCAAAGCGAGAATAAATTGTGCCCAGTCAGTTGCTGTCATAATAACACTATTATACATTATATTTATTTAAATTTCGGCGGGATACGAGTTAAGCCGAAAAATAGAGTATACAAACCTCCCCCTGACAACATAAGGCATTACATGCCTAACAATGTCAAACACTGGACATATGCTCCCATATCTGCTATAATCGTATAATGGAAATTACAACAACTAAAGAAGAACTAGTACAAAACCTTACTAAGTATTTTACTACCGACTTATCAAATAATCTTGATAAGGCTGGTTTGGATCAAGATGAAAAAGACGCAAATATGGTTTTATCTAGAAAGAAGATCAATGCTGATGCAGAAAACATTGCTGCAGTGGTTTTTAAATCATTTGAGTAAATATGTCAGATGATGTTAAGCCTTGGGACTTATTTAATGGTTCCCCCAGGTCGCCAGAAGAAGTTGCAGCACATAGATTAGAAATATGTAAAGGCTGTGATTTCTTTAGACCTATGACCCAAACATGCAAGAAGTGTGGTTGCTTTATGGCTGCTAAGTCTATGCTTGCTAATGCTAAATGCCCAGTGGGTAAGTGGTAGGTTTTATATACCCTTGAATTTTATATATAACAAAAAGTTATAATATAAAACCTCTATTTGTTAACTACTGATCAAAATCAATAATATCTTGTACAAAATTTATATCATGGTCTGATGAGGTTTGACAAGAACATCCATTGCAACAGGTTTCTGAAAAAACCTTTATAGCCAGAGAAGATGATTCGCTCTCAAATAGTGGATATGTATTGTTGTCTACGTTATCTAGTATAGCCATAGGAATATTCTATCATATACCGTGCAAAATCTGAAAAATTTTATAAATAGGGTTTGGCCAAAATCTGAATATTTTGTATAGATGCATGATACATACTTTTGTGTAAAATAAATCAATAAATTAGTGAGCACACTAGTAGGGTGTGTGCAAAGATCTTGACACTAGTGCCGTCAATAATTCTAACACTAGTGCCACCAAACTATTCTAACATTTGCAAGGGTCTATGCGGGTCTCATTTTCATCAAAAATAATGATACCCGTATCACCGCATGACTCGCATGTGTGTGCATACATTGCGCTCATTAGTTTTCCTCTTTCTCTAATAAGTATTGGTTATTTAGTGGGCGAGAGTTATTGGCAAACATAGCCTCTATCTTAGCCTTATCCTTTTCACGCTGGATAGCGTAGCGAGCCTGTTGCTCTGCTCTTATTCTTTCTAGTGTGCTCATTTGTTAGCACCTTTCTTTAGTAGGGTTAGGGCTTGCGCTAGGCTTTCCTTGCGCTGGGCTTCTACATAAGCCTTGTATTCATCTAGTGTCATTTATCTGACCTTTCTTTGTTAATCTTTATACTGGAAGTCTATCAGAGGGGACTGACAAATTAGCCTGTTTCTCGGGCGTGTCGGGAAAGTATTTTTGTGATGTGTGTCACGCTCCAAGCGTGAAGCATAGGATAACGGCTATCGCTACGCCTATGAAGGCTCCGATTATTCCGTAAGCGACATTCTCATCTAGGAAATCTTGTAATGCTGTAAATGGGTTCATGTTAGTGACCTTTCGTTTAGTAGTTATACTTTAACTATCTAATACTGCAAGTATAACATAGAAATGTCAAAAAGTCAAGACGACACGCCGTATAGATAGGCTATTTCTATGTGATGTCCGTCACAGGGAGATCGAAAAAAGTTATCCACAGGGTGATGTGTATAACCTATGTGACATGAAACACATGTGACTAATCTCACAATGTCCACAATGTCCGTTTTATACCCCTCAAAATGTCAGACCCCCCTGCTACAATTACAGTATAAAGAAAAACAAGCGGTAAAGAAATCCGCTAAAAGAAAGGTGGTCACTATGACTACATTAACAAAATGCGTTGAGCATAATCCTCAATACTCTGCTATCTCTGAGGTAGGAGATGAGCAATTTACTTTCTGTCAAGATTGTGAAAATAACATCTCGCGTTACTACTATGATAGTGACCCTGAACAATTCCCTACATGGACAGATTGGTATTTAACTAAATGATAAAAGAATACATAGATGAAAACGAATTCTATTTCATAAAAGATGAAATGAAATTCTGTTGTGATGAAAGCCAATTTATCCATGTGTGTAAAGCGCATGGCGAGCAACAAGGTTGCTACTATTGCGAATTTGACTATTCTAAAGAATGTGAGTGTGAAAACTAATGAGTACCTATGTACCAATTAAATCAGTATGCGGTGCGGTTAGCACTAGCATAGACATCTATGACCTTGACCTTAACCCTCATGGGGTTATCTGTTGTGATAATTGTAAATCTATCGTGCTATGCCGTAAGGCATGGGACTTTCTCTATAAGGGGGCTAAGTAATGAGTCTTACACTAATAAATAAAATCACTGTTGGAAAACTGTTTATCTCTAACGATCAAAACTTTCTTGTTAAAGAAATGCTTGAGGTTAATGATGAAACTGAATCAGTAATCGCAACACTTACTAATTCACAAGGTGAAGAGGTATTCTTTACAGGTGGATTCTCTCAATGGTTTGAGGGGTTGATTCAGTAAATGGATAAACAAGATAAAAGACAATTAGCCTATGACTTAGCAAAAGAAAAATACGGAGATAACGCCCTCTCTGCCCTATGGGGTAGTGCTGGCGTACTACTTACCGAACAAGATTTAGATACTATAATTAGAGTAATGGAGAAATAAATGAAAACACTACAAGAAAAATTAGACGCGGTTGCGTTAGAGTTAGAGCCAGTACTTTGGGAATTGCTAAATGAAATTGAGGATAAATAAATTGTTAGTTATTCTAATTGCCATGACTTGTTTTGCTCTTGTAGTTTGGTTACATAACGGAGCATAATAAATAAAAAGTTTTTCAGGATTGATCCCCTGAAAAATTTTCGATAAAAGTTATCCACAGGCTTATCCACAGGGTAAATGTGGTGTATCTCACATGCGACACGCCGAGGCAAGATTTGACTTTTTGACATTTCTTTGCTATACTTCTAGTATAACAATTAAATAAGGACAGATAAGGCAATGAGCCTAGCAAATAAATGTGACCAGTATCACAGTGAGCCTAGCGAATAAGTGCCCTAAAATGTCAGCCCCCCATGATAGGATTGTCTTATCAACAAAACGAAAGGAAGTCTAAAAATGACTTACACTATAACACTAGAAACCTTTTCAGGTTCTACAAAAAAAATCAACCTTGCCTCTAAGGGTGCGGTTGCTCAATTCATCTCAACTTATCCAACTCAATTACCTGTTGGCGTATCTGTTAAAGTCGCTTGCGACTCTCTCGGAATTAGTGGCACACTTCGTGGCACTTCAATCCCCTCTAACTCAAACTAAAGAATAGGAAAACTAAAAAAATGGTACAAATTCCACACTCACTTCACTTCATCACAGAGGTAGACGAAACTCATCCAATAGGAATGCAATTAGTAAACCTTGAGGAATCAATGCGTACAGTATTGCTTGAATCAATGCTAAAGGATTTGATTGCGCCTGCTCTCGGTCCAGTACTTGAGGAAATAAATGCTCGTGGCACTTATGCAATTCTTAAGGTGGCCGAATAATGATGACTCGTAAAGACTATGTAGAAACTGCAAAGATTCTAAATAAATTTGCTAATGACATTGACTCAAATGATTTTGACCAATTAATTTTTGAATTCAGTGAATGGTTTGCTTCAGATAATCCTAGATTTGATGAAAATAAATTCTATGATGCTTGCGTGGATGGTCTTGAGGTGAATGTATGATTCTAGACACTGGAACGCTAATTGCAATTGTGATTGCTCTTGCTGGATCTGTTGGAATGATGATTGCTTTTTGGAATCGTACAATTCAATTAGAAAAAGAAATTCGCAGACTTCAAGTTATGTTGCGAACTGAGCGACTAAAATAAAATAAAAGACCTGAGCATGTCTGTGCAAAACTGCTCAAGATTTTTCGACCCGTTCGGGCGTGTCGTACACAGTTTACGGAAGTTATCCACAGGCCCAGGATTTTGTGAGTTTTATCACATGGCTTGAGCGTCTCAATATTTGGAATTACTAGCGGGTAGGTTGATAAATGTCAGACATAAATGGTAGGATTACATAGTAATAATAAATTAACTAAAGAAAGCAGGTTGCTCATGTCAGCAAAACCTTACACAATAGAAAGCCTCTTAGAGGGAAAACACTATCGCTCACACACTCGCCATGATGAGGGCACTATCTTGTACGCAACAAAGCGTTCAGAGATTTGGTACGGCTCAGATTTTGAGGCATACGCCATTGAGGTTCGCTCAACCCGTGGAATTAAAAACTTTTGGGCAACAGTAGCCGTAAAGATTGGAGAATAAATAAATGGGAAACTTACTAGACTTTTTGGTTGATTGCGTTGATTGCAATGATGAGGGTGTCCTCTTTTTTGGTAATGGTGGCGAGGAATACGACTCAGAATTTTGCGATTGCAACAAGGGCGTGTCTCTTGAAAATGAATACTGCGAATGGTATGCTGAAAGTGTAATGAACGAAAACTATAAGGAGAATAACTAATGAACGAATACCTATACTCAGTTACTTGTACCTATGACTCATCACCTACGCCTAAATGGGTTGGGCGTTATAGTGACGCTTTATCTGCCGTTGAAGTTTATCAAAAATTTACAGACCACGGCTTTGCTAATGAATACTCAACAATTAACTTGTCTGAACCTTCAGGCAAAATGCACACAAAAACTTTTTACAAAACAGGAATGGTGGTAACACGATAATGGAAATTTTTGAGTTTAACACTTTTATAGATGTTGAGGCAGAGTCGTATGATGAAGCCATAGATGTCTTTCAATTCCAATTAAAGTATGGAATAAATAAAGATAATGTTTATGTCGCAGACATAAAGCAATTAACTAACAACAACGAAAGCGTAGAGGTATAAATAATGGGACACAATACAGCGATGGACTTAGCAGAAAACTTAGACATAAGCCTTGAACAGGCTATTGGCTATCACTTACAGGGTAATCACTATCCACCCGTTCCGCTTTCTATGGTGCAACCTTGCATTGATGCTATTGATGCATACCATGAAAATGATGCCATGCGCCAGATTGCTATGCCAGACGGAGTATTCTATAAGGGAATGAGCCACGCTCCAGCGTTTGCAATTATTGAACAACACCACTTAGACCCATGGTTGCCACAAGATGTTGCAGACTATTGGGAAGAAGATGCAGGCTATGAGTTAGGATTGGGATTAGAATAAATGACTGCTACAATGGTAAATATGGAATTGATCCACGCAGATAACTTAACACCAGACCAGGTAATGCTTGGTGATTTAATTAAAATTGGTAACGACATTGTTGAAGTTATTTTTATTGAGTGTGACTCAACGGGAGATAACTATGACATACAAACCGAAAACGAATTTGGTGAAAAAGAAATGACTCAGTATAGTTACACTGATTTAATTTCGTTGTATGTTTTTATTCAAGAAGAATAACTAAAAAGATTTTGTGTGCTTCCCCGCACAAAATTTTCGAACGCACTCGGGCGTGGCGGATTTACGTAAGATTTGACATTTTCCCACGATTCTGGTAAGATTAAGTATGAAAAAAAATGCTGAGGAATTACGCAGGCTTATGGAATTACGCCGTAGTAACGCTGCCTCTGCCGTACCAAATAAAAAGAAATATGACAGAAAAAAATGTCAGTCCCTTATGCTAAAATTAAAGAAAGAAAGCGAGTAACCCACCATGACTCAACTACTAAGAAGCAAAGATAGGAAAGTAACTAATGCCGTCTCACCAAATGGAAAAACCCCAACAATTGCCAACACTTTCGGCCTACCCGCAGGAAAGGCTTATTCATGCCCTGGCGCTACGACTGTCTGTGAGACTGTTTGCTACGCAGGCAAATTGGAAAAGGTATTCCCAACAGTAAAGAAAAACTTATTACATAATTGGGAGTTACTAAAAGACGCAGATCTTAATACTATGGAAGCGTTACTAACTCAAATGATAA